TCTTTCTTGGCAGGTATCAGACCTTTCTCAGCAAGAGCCTCAAGCTTGCTCTGTAGGTCAGATGCAGCAGCTGCAAGCGCCTCTTGTCTATCCTCTGCCTCACGCGCTGCGCCTGATAGCTGTCTGTATGCCTCATAAGCTGCACCTACCGCAGTCGTTAAGAGCGCAAGAGGGCCAAGCAAGGCAGTGATGCCAGCGCCACCAGAGGCAACCGAGCCAATCGCCTCGCGCATACCTGTGAAAGCGGCTGCACTTTCCCCGACTGCATTTGATACAGCGTTAAGGCTCTCACCCATCTGCTGATTTGTCTTGCCGACTATATCCCCGACGCCTTTAAAAGTCTCGCCTATACCCTCGGCACCCTCTTTGACCTGATCAAGACTCTTGAGCGCGTCTTTCTGGCCTTTTAATTCGACCTCGATCTCAATAGTGTTCTGCGTCATGTTTGAGACTCCTGCAAGGCTTGCTCGCGCTGTCTTGCGATCATCTCCTCAGTAGAAGAGTGCAAGATGTCGAGCGCTTCGATTATTGCACATGTAGGGCGCGGGTAGCTAGTCGCGATTGAACCGAGCCCTTGCCGGTGCCGATGGTAGACACTAATCAGAGGCGCGAGCCGGTTGGCATCTGCAATCGGGCAGCTCCTGACTTTGAGCTCTGCAAAGTCGCTCCCGCAATTTGGCGCGACGCGATAACCAGGCACATAAAGCCCTGCCTCATCACGTTGAGCCAAGGGCAGACCCTGCACAAAGCGCTCGCCACAGTTACCACGCAAGCGCCTCAGAGCAGGCTTTGCTCTGCATTGATCACACGACCAGCCTCGCCCCTTGCTATTAGGCAGCCATACAGACGAGGCGAGCGCTATTTTCCCGAGACTCCGAGCAGGCTGATGCGCTGAATATGTTGCACAAGCTCTGAGATGACTTGCAGTCGATGCGACTCTGGCTTGATGCGATCGATCATATCACCGGCAGGCTGATCATCGATCTCGACAAGCGCGACGCGCACCATCTCAACAAAGACGCGCGACAAGTACGCTTGATAAGACGCAAGCGCCTCGCGCTCATCTTCTGCGAGCTCGTGATGCCAGCGCGCTTTCTCTCGCTCGTCGCTCGGTGCGTCTAGCCAAAGGATGCGCCCGAGCTCACTGCGCGTGTATGCACCGGCTCTCACCTCTGCCTGCTCTCGATCACTTGGGGAGAGCGCTTTGATCTTGAATCGTGTTGCACCCTCGTGCGCCTCGAGCGCGCTGAGCTCACCTGCCTCGAGGTAAGCTTGCATCTGCTCAGGCGAGCAGGTCACAGCAGGGTCGCAGGTCACGACGACCTCGATCGTTAAATCAGAGTCAGGCAGAAATGAGAGAGCCATATTTAGGAGCCTTTGCCGAGTGCGAGTCTAAATGGTGAGTTGTATACATCAAAAGTATCTGCAACGTCACCACCAAAGCGACTCATCTTGTAGGTTAAAGGCTGGCGCACGATGTCGTTACCGCTTGGGTCGTACTTGCTCGGGTCGTTGGTGAGGTAGGCAGCCGGCAACATAAACGCACCACCTTGCCCGGCTGCGATCGGCCCAAAACCGACAAGCACTTGCCTGAGCTGACGATTAAAGAAATCGTTGTTGATGGTCGTGTTCGGTGTTGTGACTGTGAGGCTTAGCTCGACATCGACGTCTGACACCTCCATATCACGCATCGCTAAGATGCTGTTACTGTGACCGATCGGTGTGAGCGTGTTGGTGATCGTCAAAGTAAAATCTTCGACATCAAGCGAGATGCGCCCGAGTGTGTCACCTGTAGAGCCAACATCTGTGAGGCTCGTTGGAGCTGCGTCGCTGATGACAACATAAGAGCCTCGGAAGAAACAAGGCGCGCCTGAGTTGTACGAGGGCTCGACCGGGCCGACTGCGTTGCCGTGATCGTCTTGAATGATCGCAGCTTGATACACCAGATCAGCCATCACTCGACCATTATCGAGAGAGAGAGTCATGCTCTCTAATCGGCATCCGTAGGCGTATGACCTGAAGTCGACGCCATCGACGCGAAACGAGAGACTGTGCTGGGTCGTGCCGAGGTTGTCACGAGTCGGGCAGTACCAGGTCTGCAAAAGTCGCATCGTCGGTGTGCCTGTGAAGCTCGAGCTAAATGCAGGACTCACAGAGATGTCGCCTGATACGTTGTTATCAGTGACCGAGCTATACTCAGCGCGACCGCCCAGATCGGCACCGATGATCGAGCCGGTGACGTAGTTGGTTGAGGTAGTCGTCGGTGTGAAGTTGTTGACGTCAACAACGCTCGTCACTGCATCGCTGTGAGTCAAGCCTGCCTGAGTAAGGAAGCCTGCACCGAGGAGCTCGCCCAAATAGTTCGAGCTGTAGTTGTTGACCGAGCTGCCGACTGTGGTGAGGTCAAGACGAATCTCAACTGTGCCGGTGCGACGACGAACACGAGAGCCACCAGACCAAACAGTATCTGGCTCAGGTGGCAAGCTGTATGTGCCGTCGCGCGCGTCGTTGCGCTCAGAGACAACGACATCACCGTAAACGATAATCGGGTCTCGCTCACAGGGAATCGAGGTATAAGTAAGCCCTGAATAGCTGGGCAGGCCATCGACGAGAGAGCCGAAACTGCCCTCTGTCGCGACGCTGATTGATCGATGCGTAACGCTCATGATAACGCCTCCAAATAAAGCAAGTCGAAAGGAAGAGAGAGCACGAGCGACGTGATCTCTGTTGTAGGGTCTAAGATAGGCTCATATACAGGCTCGCCCGGTATTACGCTTACGATACCAGTCGAGGCGAGGTCGTATTGTGGCCCCTTCAAGGTCAAGAGCAGGCTCGCGCCATCCTCAGCGATCAAGCGCTCGAGATAGTGAAGCTCGCCTATGTCATAGCGCACACGACAAACGACACGAGCACGCCTGCGACCTGACAGACCTGCCTCACCATCATCGATCGCAAACGCCTCGAGCCTCAGCTCAAAGTATCGGTTCGTGTTCTGGTGCGCCTCAAGAGGAGCGACGCGACCTGATGAGTTAATCGCGACAAAGCCGTGATGTGTGTCTGTCTTTGGTAACGTCGCTTCGATCTGATCTTCGAGATAAGCGAGCGCGCTGTATATGCCTTGGCTCATCGTCTACCTCTCTTGATCTTCGCTGTGAGCTCTGCCTGCACCGCAGACACTAACACATTTACATCACGAGGAGATAGGCCGATAAAGGGCCGATCAGCGTGCACATCATACCCATAAGAGCGCACCCGATTAGTGAGCCCGATGATAAAGCGAGCGTCGGTCGCCTCCATTAGTACGAGATTATTCATCATCGCACCAGACAAGACGAGATCAACAAGCGCGCTCGAGCCTGCGCCATAGCGTCGACTCTTGACCTTGTACTCTCGATAACCCCCCTGATAATAGACGCTCTGCCCGGTGCGCGAGACTCGCCCACCTTTAGGGCTCAAGACTGCGCTCGATCGAGGTATATAGATTGGGTTTGTCGAGTATGGCTTGAAAGGCTTGCCATCTGCGTCGATACCCTTGCTCGTGCGTAACTTAATCGCTGCGACTGTATTTAGACCGAGACGAGCTGAGTCGCGCGCAGTCCACAGAGACGAGGGCAGATTTAGCCTGACTTTAGCGTGCATCTCAGTGCCTCATGCCTCGAGTCGGTGTAAAGGTCTTATCGTACTCTGTCTTGCTGTAAGATCGCCAGCTTGCGCGCATATCGCGCCAGGTGCCACCCTGCTTAGCGATGTCGAGCTCATTATCATCGACGATATTATCACCATCACGATCGAGGGCGAGTGAGCGCAGGCTGATCTCGAGAAGCTGTTGACAGCGCTCGCGCATAGCGTTCGCTGCGTCTAGCTGATTCATCGACTCATACACGCGAGCTGCTGTGCAGTATGCGTGTGCGTTTGCAAAGCTCGTCGCGTTAAAGATCTCATCTTCTGTTACGTCGACCTCATCTTTGAGGTGATCACGAATCACGAGGATGATCTCTTGTAGAGCTGCATCGATCTGAGCATCAAACGAGCTCTGGCGTCTTGGAATCATATCAGCCAACTGAGGGAACTGCCCAACCAAGTCATCGTGAGACAGACCTGTGTCAAAGGGTCGAGGCGTGATCTTAAGCAGACCCTTTGCAAGCTTGGTGTCGAGCTGTTGACCGAGGTCAAGCACATAGCTCACCTGCCAAGGGTAATACCCGGTCGTGTCTGTGATGGTGGTTGATACAGTCGCGTAATACATACCGAACACGAGCAGAGCACTCTCGCTCAGGTCGATCTCTCGCGATAAGGGCTCAGCCAAGATCGCAGTCGTGCCAACCATGCGCACCACCGATACCGAGTAGATGCAATCGCCCTCGGTCACGAGGTAGGCTTTGACTTGATCAGCTTGTAACGCAGTCGCTTGCGCGTTCACTGTGAGCGTGCGTCGATCGTTAGCGATAGCAGATACAGTCGCATCGGCTCGGCTTGCTGTCATAGTGACAGGCGACGCACTGCCGACTGTGAGCGATGGCGCTGAGTCGAGAGGCCCAGGTGCGACCCATTCAAAGGTGAGCGTCTGCCCTGTTATGCTCTTGATCATTGTCTGCCTCCTGCGTTGGCTTTCGTTATATCTGCGTTAGTCGCTCGTGTGAGGCCGGCAGCCTCGACAAAGCTCTCAGTTACAGGCGACCAACTATGCCGGCAATTATAGCCACCGCACGACGTCTTGACCGGTAAGCCTTGCCCATTATCAAGACGATTCATCTGCGCCTCACTTACGACCTTATTGATTAAGGGTCGACAGAAAGCGCGCGTAACGCCATCGCGAGGGCCGGTGTAAAGATACAGATCAAGATCAAAGGCTTGAGCTGCTGAGGCTGTAACAGCACGACCGAACTGTGAGAGCTCAGTATTGACTTGTGTCATTTGTGTACCCACAACCGACTCGAGCCGTTGATCCATTGCCTTGATTGCGCTCGCCTTTGGTACGCCAACAGTCATACCCTCAAGCGCTGTGCGCGTCGCCTGTAAGGTGCTCGGCAAGATGACATCTTGAAACACCTGATCAGCAGTCGCGAGCTTAAGCGCGTCGATGCTCGGCAACTCTGCCGGGTCGACTGCGCCTATAATAGTTTGTAGTGTATCAAGCGCAGCGACCGCGATTGCGTCTGATGCGCCTATAAAATCATCGACTGCCAAGCCCAGACCGCTTGCAAGTATGAACTCGCTCAGCTCGTCTCGACTCAGCATAAGCAACTGCTCGGCTGAAGTCAGCTCAAGTGCGCTCGATAAATTAGCACTTAACTCTCGATGCGATCGCTTAAGTGATCGTCTAAAGTCTTTGTCTGCTTTGACCGCAATCTTTAAGGCTGCGATCTTAGCAATAAGTATTTGCCTCTGTGGCCCCTTGGTATCACGAAGCTGCGCTGAGAGATCATCGATCGCTATTTGATCGGCATCCTTCTCAGCGAGCGTCGTGATATGAGGGCGACCACATGAGCAGAGCACTGATCACCTTATGCGAGGCAGTCAGTCAGGACAAACCCGAGGTTGCTGTCGATCACCTTGAAGAGGTGAGACTCGTCTGCCCAGACGTTGCGACGAGTGAGGTCGAGCGCGTCATACTGGCCAGCTTTCATGCCCTCAAACTCCATGTTAGCAGCTGCGATCGGCATCATGCGAACACCTGAGCGAGACTGCACAGCGTCGGAGCCATGGAGGATACCCATGAAGAGGGAGTCGCGAGTCCACACATAACCCTCGCTTGAAGTCGCACCAGGCACTGCGCTGTCAACACGAGCGCCACCGACGAGGATATTAGGAATCCCGAGGATGTCGCGAAGAGTGTTGATCACTGCCTCATCGCTCAAGATGAGGTTGCCAGAGGCGACGCCATTTGGAGTCGAGCCAGCTTGGAAGTACCCACGGAGCTCAGGCGAGCGAGCGAGCGCCCTGAAGAGATCGCGACCCATCACGAGAGAGTCTGGGTTGATGCCGTGCGCGTTTGCAAACACAGTGTCCTTGAGCTGGTGCAGGTAGCTGAGAGGCTCAGCACCGGCAGCGTCGAACGTACCACCAAACTCAGAGGTGGAGTCGTTGCTGTTGAAGTTAGCAGTACCGAAGAGAGTATTAGCTGCGCGCTGCTCTTTTGCGAGCTTCATAACGCGAGCGACTTTCTTGACGATGCGAGCCTCCTCGCTCCCAGGGTATTGAGAGTCGATGATGTCTTCCATCGCGATCGAGTCCTCAGCAGAGTAAATCTCACAGCGATAAGTCGTGCTCGTGCGATCAAAGCCACCGATGCGAGCGCGTGAGGCACCGGGTGCGCGCTCGAGATCGAGCCCTGCGCCTGCGCCCATAAAGTTGCGCGAGGTCTCAAGCAGGAGCGTGCCGGAGCGCTCAGGCACCTTGATATTTTCGCAGACCTTATCAGCGATGAGGCTTGCGTCGCTAGGGACTGCCTCAGCGACTAGGTTGCTTAGGATCTCGTCGACTGGGTGGATATTACGATATGAACTAGCCATTTTGGATCACCTCCTACTTAAGCGAGTGGTGCGAGGCCACGGTTGAACAGGATAAAGAACTGCTCATTCAGGCTTGCGCTTGTCTGGTTGATGTTGGGGAGGCTGAAGCCGACAGGGTAGTGAGAGCTTGCAGCTGCCTGCACCTTGCCACCGGTGGTCACTGCGAGGACAGTTGCCGAGGTGAGGGTGAGAGAGCCACCAGCGATCACGCGAGACTCGCCTGAAATAACGACGTCAACGACGTCACCTGCATCGCCTGCGCGCTGAGCGACTCCGATGATGGTGTTAGCAGTTGGGTCGGTTGCGACTGCGATCTTGCCGTCTGAGTCAATGGCGACGTGCGCGAACTCAGTCACAGCAGATGCACAAACAAAGGTCTTGATGATCTGATTCATGATCACGCTCCTTAGTTAAAGACGCTGTTATATGCGTCTGGGTTATTGGTACGGAATAGATTTAGAGCCTCGCTGAAGTTAAGCCCCTTCTCTTCTGCGAGAAGCTTGACCTGCTCAGCGAGCGTGGCCTTGTTGAGCTCAGCACCTGATGCGCCATGCCCAATCTCATTCAAAGGCACTGCTGATGAGGCAGGGCGCTCGCTGAACATCTGCCAGAACTCAGGCATATTCTCGCGAACGTCCCAAGCGCGAGCGGCTGCTGTCTCCTCGCTTGGGCTGACCTTGCCCTCGCGTAAGAGAGACGCGACTGCCTCACGACGCTCAACGTCGCGCTTCTCAGCCTCGATCACCTCGAGGCGCTCAGAGAGCTTCTGATTTTGCGCGCGAAGTTGCATGACCTCTGCGAGCATATTGGGCTCAGCTGTCTCGCTGAGATGTGCCGCCTCGGTCATTTTCTTCTCTTTATCGTCGTAGCTGTCGCCCATCTTCTCGGGCTCTGCCTCTTTCTTGATCTCGTCCTCGGCTGGCTTCTCAGCATCAACCTCGACCTCGATCTTTGCCTCATTCTCAGAGGTCATGTCTTTTACCTTCTGCTCGAGCTCTTGCACCATCGCGTCTTTCGCAGCGAGGGCAGCACGAAGCTCGTCAATGTTCATAGACTCTAAATCCATGTTCATTTGCTCCTGTTCACTTAGTGTTACCCGATCAATGCGATCATGCGATTGAGCAGGTCTTGGGGTTAAGGTGACAGCAAGCAACTGAGCATCGCCTACCTTGTCGCCACCATTACGAGTATAAATCTCACCATGCAGATACTCGGGCGAGCTCCACAGCACACCGCCTGCCTCTTCACGACTTTAAGGCCGCGCTCGTTATAGGCTGGTACTGCGTAAAGCCCATCTTCGCGCAGGTCGAGATCGATGATCATGCCAAGCGCGTTGCCCGACTCAGGGGGCGCAGGTGTACCACCGGCAAAGGGTGAGGTCGCATGTTGCCAGTCGATAATCACTGGGTCTGCGTCGCGTCGATCATAATAGACGCGCACCATCTCCTCGAGGAGCTCCTGCGAGACAGGCGCACCGATCGCCTCACCATTCATGCGCGAGCTGACTTGACCGAGCGCGAGCGTCTTAAACGGCTTGCCGACTGTGAGACCCTCGGGCACATCATAGGTCTGCTCTGCTCTGACTTGAATCGCCTCACCATAAGCGCGAAGCGTTGCTTTCTTGTCTGCTGTATCCATTTGACTCACTACCTTTCGAGCCCAAGAAAACCCAGCATCACCCCCCCAACCATCCCAAGCTTGCCGGCCTTTGCCGTAGCTCTCCCAGGTCGAGCCCTGCTTGTCGACCTCGTGACGCTGAAAGTAAGAGAGCATCCTGCGCACAGTCTCAGGTGATAGCGTCTTACCTGCGATCAAGTCACGAGCTCGCGCGATACCGACCGGTGTCATGCCTCTCTCGCTTGGTGGCTTGTCAGAACGACGACGCAGAGCGCGCTCGGCTGCCTTGCTTGCACCCTGTGGAGGCTTGAAATCGATGTGATCGTATTTCTTAGGCGCGAGTAGAGCTGCCTCTGACTTTGCCTCGGTCTTTTGAGGATGACCAGTAGGCAATAAGTCGAGGTCGCCTGTGTATGCCTCTTTGCGCTCACCTGTGCCGACGAGCTTTAAGAAAGCTTTGACGCGACCATATGCCCACTGATTGCGAGTCATGCCCGGACGATGTGAGACGCTGAAAGCGCCTGCTCCTCGCCTGAATACAGCTTTAAGCGAGCCGAGGTCGACTTTCTTGCTCTTTGCTTTGTATCGGTCGTTATGCTTGTCGACCATACCTTGCAGAGCGCGCGCTACGCTCTCAGAGATCTCAATACCACCTCGCTTGCCTGATGCTGAGCCTTGCGGATTGGTCTTGCTCCCTTTGATCTGATCACGCTTAGGCGCTGGCGTTTGGGCTTTAGTCCTAGCCATTTTTGCGCCTCCTGATCGCTGCCTCTGCGAGTGAAGCGACATTACCTGCGCTTGCTGTTCTCTCGAGCGCAGATCGTTGTGCCTCCTCGGGCAGGTCGCCAGCTCCTAGTCGCTCCCTGATGGCGCGCTCTAGCTCGTCGTCTGGTGTAAGCAGACCAGACGTTACGAGCTGAGGTAGCATCGCAAGAGAATCGGCTAGATCGTCGGTGTCTAGCCCGGTGTGCACGAGGCGAGGTAACTTGCTTGGGTCGACTGTGCCGTAATTCCATCGAATCAACCTGCCGATCGTGCCTGCGCCTCGTCGGTCGACCCCAGAGACAGCAGACGCGACAATATCACAGAGGTTAATCGCAGCTCGTCGGAACACTGACAAGTGAACCTCGCCAACAGAGCGAGAGCCGGTGTCAGTTATGCCGAGGTTGGCAAACTGCGCGAGGAAGGCTTGCGAGATTTGGTTGTCACACTCTTTGATGATGTCGAGTGGGCCTTGCGCGTAAAGGTTTGGCGCGCTTGCATACTGATCAAAGCTTACGACCGGGTTGTCGATGAGGTATGCTTGCTCAGCTGAGAGGAAAGCTTGCGCCTGCGCCTCTGCCTCATCGATCATCGCGTTAATGTCTGCATCGGTTAAGCCGTGCATCTCAGCGACTGAACGATCAACCTTAACGCGAGGCGTCGGCACTGCCCAACGATCGACACCGACGCACATCAGATTGCTGACCTTTTGCTTTGTGCGCCACCACCACCAAACAGGGCGCAACATACCAGAGCCCTCGAAATTGCTACCGGTGCGATTCAACGTGAGCAAGATGAGCTTGTTTGATGGGATCGGTTCAGGCGTCTTTCCTACACCGACAACCTGCTGTTGAACACCGTCAAGCTGTTGATTATCACGACTCAACCAGCGCAGATGCGCGCTCGGCTCTCGATCAGCATACAGGTCGAGCCAGACTCGAGTTTTGCCGTTGAAGTCAGGGCCGACTCGATAGACCTCTTCAGCGTAGCGATACCCAAGCGGCACAAACTCGAGCAGGTATGAGAGTTGCTCTTCCCAAGATTGAGACATCTGCCCTGCATACCCATCGAAGCCAAAGCACTCGTTACCAAAGCGCGCGAGCTCGTTGCACACTGGGTCGAGATCGTTTGCTGACTCAAAGCGCCAGGTCGCGCTGAGCAGGGTCTGGCGTAGCATATGCCAAGATCGACGCACGACCGGATCAGTGCGCAGCATGTCCTCAGCCTCACGCACCCAGTTGAGCCCGGTGAGCTGCGCGTTGCGCTCATAGCCTGAGATCATACCACCGGACAGCATGGTGCCGGTGATGCCTCGTGTACTAAAACGAGGGTGGAGCCCCCTCATGTGTCGAGGCGTCTCCTCTGTATCGGCTTTGTAGTCTAGCTTGCGCATGAGCCCTCGAGGGTATCAATAGATGATCGTTGGGCTTATACATGCGTCGGTTTTAGTGTTGGCTTAATCGGGCGCTTTGTCAAGCCCTGTATGAGGCCACCTGCCTCGAGCCTTTAGCGCCTCAAAGTCAGTCGGGCGCTCATCGGTACAGATCGATCTTGCGAATCGCCATCGATGAGGCTTGCCGAGCTCCTGCCACGATCGACAGCGCTCGCACCATGCAAAGTCAATCGTCGTATTTTGCGAGCTCATGTGTGAGATACCAGAGCGCTTTCTGCAAGTCTTCTCGCGCGTTCCCCTTATGACCTGAGCGAGCGACGTACTTGACGACGTTACCGAGCGCGAAGCTCAAACCCCAAGCTTCAATCGCATCGATCACTTCGACGCCTGACTCAGCATGATAGTGCTGAGGATGATCTACGGCAGAGCTTGGCTCGTCTGCTGTGAGGTCGATACGTTGCAGATCCTCTTCTGATAGATAGGGATAACTACTCACGATCGATCTGCTTTCTAAGAGCCTCAATCTGGCCCTCGAGTTTGAGGAGCTCATCATGATAGTCATCCAATCTCCCAATGATGTCCTCCTGCTCTTGGCGCTCAAGGTCAAAGCGCTTGTTTACAAACGTCCACATCATATACATGAGTCCGACAGTAACGACCGCGACAAGGTTATTCGGATCTAAGACTTTCTCCAAAATCGAAGGTGGGATGTTCGATGGTGTCGTCATGTGACTCTCCTTTAATATCGTAGTTTCGCCAAATTACCTCTGTAGTTTTATATTGCTGACCTACATTTGTATATAAATCAGTAAATGGCAGCCAACTTTGAGAATTGCTATTTTCACAGACTTGCACTTGACCTGTCCTGCTTTTGCACCAGTCTGCCAGATGATTGTAATCTATCTTATTATGTTTATATGCGCGTCCTGCATTACACTGATATGGCGGGTCAATAAACCAACTAGCATCCATGTTATCAACGTCTATATAGCTTCTTTGGTGAATCTTCCAATGCTTTACAAGCTCAGATGTCTGCGCAACAAGCTCTCGTCTCCTAAGACTCCACACATTTGCATTTGTAGTATTTAGTTTTCTCTCCTGCCACGGCGTTAGTTTTTTATGGCTGCTGGTAACACTCACACCCAACCAATACCCAATCAAAAGTTTAGCCTCTTGATGTATGCTCAGATCATCAACTGACTCTCCTGGTTTCAGCAATGGGAGCGATCTTATCTCTGATGGATTTGCGTTGATAACGTAATCCCATACTGAACAGACTTCGCTGTATAAATCGTACAAAACAACATCATGCCAGTGATATCTTAAAGAGTAGCACGCGCCACCTGCAAACGGTTCTATGATTGTTTTCTTTGTCGGTCTGCAATACTTGAATGCTGCTCTGCGTTTGCTTCCATAGTAGTTCAAAACTTGATGTGCTTTTTTTTGATATGATAGCATTAAAAGCTCCTCGAGTCTGTGGTGATGCCTGATCGTCGGTTGCGGTTGGGCTTGCGTCGCGAGGTGTATGAGCTCCGGCTTACCTCGTCTGACCAATAATTGAAAATACAGTCATACCTCAACGCGTCGAGAGGATCCTCTCGACCGTCTTTGCGCGGCTGCTCTTTGTTGTCCCAAGCATAAGACATGAGCGCCTTTCGCAGACTGTTACCTGTAGCACGCTCGCCCTTTGTCCATACCTCGCGCGTGATCAAGTAACGACTGCGAGCAAAGGCGCGCTTGAGCTTCTGCACACCGTTAAGCACATCTGTGCGCACTGGGTCGGTTGTGTGTCTCAAAGGCATACCGATGCCTCCTGCCTCGACTGCTTTGGCGATCTCACGAAACGCGCTGCGCCCTGTCTGGTCGTTGCGTGCATTGCCTGCCTTGTCTGCGCATCCTGCATCGAGCCAGATACGAGGGCCGGGCGCTTGATCTTTGAGCGCACGAGGCCAAGCGATACGCAGGATCATCTCAGCAAGCTGCCTGATCGTGACCTCTTGCGGGTTGATCTCGTGCACTACCACCGACGCTTCGCGCGCCTCGTCATAAACCAAGATCAACACGCTCGGCTTTCTGAATCCCCAGTCGATCGCTATGCGCCCTGTCATCTCAGGCGAGTATTTAAAGTCGTCGATCACATGTGACTCGATGTCAAACTCTTGATACACGAGCCCGCTTGGTGGCTTTGGTCGATTCATGACCATCGCCTCGCGCTCATCTTCGGGCAGGAGCTCGGTTGCTTCAAACCAAGCTTCACTCAAGTTTGCCTCGTTTACATACGAGGTAAAGAGCAGAGGAGGGTTGCCGGCATCCTCTGCCATCTGGCACCACCAAGCATCTGCAACCGGTAGACCGACAAGAATCAGCGTCGGGCTCGGCCCTGATCGCAGGCGACCGAGCGCCTTATGCGCGACCTCAGCGCTTAGCGTTTGGCACTCATCGATGAGCGCGACACCAGAGGTCACATTGATACCCTCGAGCGGGTTGTGCGAGGCATCGCGCGTGCCCGGTCGAAAGTAACTGCGACAGAGTACTGCGCTACCGGTGTATGTGTCGACCCACTGCCTGAGAGTGTGGTTATATGTCCACCCTCGAGGCATGAGCCATTTTTCAATCTCAGGCATAAGCACCGAGTTGTATCTGCTGTTCGTGTCGGTGATGAGCAGGCTTGTCGTGCCCGGCCTTGTCTTAGCGATAAACCACAGCGCGAACACGAGGGAGCTCGTCTTGCCTGATCCCCAACCACAGCGCGCAGCGATCACGCGATCAGAGCGCCTTATGCCTCCGATCACCTCAAGCTGTAGATCATTTAAGATCAGATCACTCATGATCAGCCTGTAGCAGGTATGCGATCAAAGCCTGCTCATCGATGCGTAGATTATGCTTGGTCGAGCCTTTGGTATAGCCTCGCACGATACCGCGCTCGATATAGTCGAGGGTATAGTGCTTTAAACTGTACTCTGAGCAGTTCTCGGTCACGAATTGACGCAGGAAAGTGCGCAGAGGCATAGGCTTGTCAGGCCACTTGTAGAGCGCGAGCAAGGTCTGCTTGCGCTTGCGCGTGATGCTACTCCGCGCGATGAGCTGCTCGATGTCAGGTGTCTCTTCGACTCTGGGTGATGGTCGCTTGTGCGTCACGAGCTCAAAGAATTGTGAGACCTCGGTGGCAGAGCACATCGCGCGATCGAGCTCTGCCAAGCTGTGAAAGTATGCGCGACTCATCGGCCCATCTCTGCCGACTGATCGCCCCCAGATCATCACGACACTAAAGGGTGTCTCATAGTGTATCGCAGCGCTTTGAAAGGGTGCGCGATATAGACCGAGCGCGACGCACCACAGCGCCTCGCTTTGACTCGCGAGCTTCTGCAAGTTGTGCAGTTGACTGCCCATGTGATCGAGCACGCTGTCAAGCATCTCGCCCGGTGATCTAAAGTCATCGATCTTTATGTGTCGGGTCTTGACCTCGAGCGCGACCTCAGCAGGGCCGTTGCGCCTCTGTAGCACGAGGTCGCAATACTCGCCCGGATCAGGCCAAGCAGGGCGACCCACCTCAAGAGGGCGCTTTGTCTGTCGGTAGTTTGCCCAGTCTGCCGACTCGATCACCGAGGTGAGGAGCGCAGCGAAGCGGTTATGGATACGCACAGCACCAGCGCGCATCTGCTCAGGTGTCCAATTAGCAGAGAGTGAAGGCCGGTTGATTTTGAGTTTATTCTGTGGCATATCTCTCTCGCTTGATCTTTGCAGGATCAGTCGGCTTTGTGGCTTTGGTCGGCTGATCCTGCTTGGTCTTTATTCACCAGATGCTGTGTCTGCTTGTGCAAATATCCAAGCGCAGTATCTATCGAATCCTTGAAAAACCATTCTCCATGTGAATGATAGTTAAGATTCTCAAGGTGCTTATGTAGTGATTTTTCAAAATCTGATGCACAAAGCACAACAGTTTGCAATTCTAAAGGGAGAGGCGACCCTGTCCGCAGTCCTTTTAATCTGCTCTCTGGCTTCTTGGATGCACCTATTTTAATTAAGTTAGATCCAATAGCATCGATAAAATATAAGTGCGCGCGACCTTGAAGCCCTAAATCAACAATTTGATAGCTGTCAGTTGTTGGTCTTGGAAACAGGCTTTTTGCATGCCCTGATTTGGTGAAAGAGTGAGTATCTTTAACCCTTGCATAAAAGTGTTGGTATCTTTTTTTCCACTGATAGAATGTACTGGTAGAAATGGAAAGCTTTTCACAAGCATGTCTGATTGTGTCGCCCTCATTTAAGAGAGACACCAAGTCATTCTGAATCTCTGCTATCCTGCCACCTGTAGGTGTTTGTCCATGTCTAAGATTATGAGCACAAGCATCAAGCCTTGGTGATGTCGTGACTGCATCAATGATGAGTTTATCAAACCACTCAAACCGATCGCGCCAATCATAAATAGTCTGTCTTACAAGTTGAGCCTGATCAGCTGCGTTGTTTACTGAGTGACCTTCGCTTAATAACTGAATAAGGGTTTGTATCTTTGCCTGATACTTGAGCGCCCTTGGCCCTGTGTTGTGTTTTGATCGATCAGTCATCATCGTCCTTTTGCTCCATTAGTTTATTGGTCTGCTCTATCATGGCTAATACTTCTGGGATGCCATCTGATTTTTGTGATTTGATCTCGAGCTCTTTCTTTTCTCCATATTCACCTGGGAATCTACGCGCAAGCATCCAAGACACTGCGCGCCAGTCTGTATCGTCTGCTTGTGATGCCCCCTGCATGAGCTTGATCTCGATCTGTCCAAAGCCTTCGTCTATCGCTTGATCGACGAGCTCTTTGATCTCTGGGTCTGAATCCATCCAATCATAAAGAGTTTGACGAGGAAAGCGAGAGCATCCACATGCGCCCCTTATTGACTGCCCATCTCGCAAGCGTTCAAGCATGTCAATAAACTTAGGATTTTCGACCTTACGCGCGCGCGCGTTAATGGTACGAGTCTCATTTTTAGAAGAGGCAGCTTCACGAGCTGCGAGCCCTTTGAGATCGTCTTTATTGCTCATTTACAATATCCCTCAAGATCATCTTTAGTGCTCGCCCTGCACCATGCAGAGAGTTTTGATTCAAACCCCAGTGACGCGCATGATCATTGATGCTAGTGCCGTCAAAGTCGAGATATACCTCAGCGAGGGTGCGCTGCAGGTCTGTAGTGCAACGCTTGATCATCTCAGCCTTGATCACTGCCTTGTCGATCTCCCAGTCAATATGCGAGAGCTCATCAGGTGCAGCCAAGTGCTCGCGCTCGAGCATCGTCGTGACATAATCATAATCAATGCGACGATGGTTGCGCACATGGTTGAGCGCGCGCCTCATCATGGTCGATGTGATCGCAGCGTCAAAGTCTTGAGTGAGATCGATGAGCTTAACGCCTCGATCAAGCATATACAGCACAGTCTCAGAGTAGACGTCTTTGGCGTCGTCGACTGTGAGGCCGACGCGACGCATCGCCACTGAGATCAAGAACCGCTGTAAATCAGCTAAGCGCTCGCCCATAATCTGCGCGCGCTGTCTTTCGTCGGTTGTATTCATTCGTTACTCGCTTATGTTAAGGCCATCTACCCTCACCCCAGGATGCGTCGCCCTGGTTGCCGATCGGATTCCTCTCAGGCTTTGGGCCTACAAACTCCCAAGTGTCGATGATCACGTCAAGGTCTTGCACCTTGCGACCCTCGCGCTCGTATTGATTCGTCTTGATCTTGCCGGTGATCGCGATGAGCGAGCCGACCTGCACATGCTCGAGTATGCTTGAGCCTGTCTTTCCAAACGCGACACAGCTAAACCACATCGTGCTCTTCTCGCCACCTTTGAGGCGCTGATTTACTGCGAGCGAAAAAGAGGCGATGTCTTTATTCTGCCCTCGAGCCTCGGGTGCTTTTCCAACGTTGCCAATGAGCCAAACTCGGTTCATATTGATCTCCATTCGTGATAAGCGAACGAGGCGAGCGCATAGCATCACTTATGCGCCCGCCTCCCTCATGACCGCCCTTATTAACACGAGGAGATCGTAAATGATATATGAAAGAATTGCAACGCAGACGGGCTCGGTGCAGCTCATCGACGTAATGGGCTCGCCCTTGTCGGTGGTGAACAGCGCTCGAGTCTCGATGGGAAAGCAGGCTGATGAGATGAGCGAGGCAGACTGGCGCTTGATCGACTACCTATGGTCGCACGAGCACACATCACCCTTTCGTCATGTGCAGTTTCAATTTCATGTGCGCGCACCGGTATTTGTTTTGCGTCAATGGATGAAGCATCAGGTCGGGTGCGCTTGGAATGAGATCTCAGGCAGGTATGTGCAATTTGAGCATGAGGCTTGGAGCCCTGATGCGTGGCGAGCGCAAGCTGATCAGATCAAGCAGGGCAGTGCCGGGCCGATGGCTGAGGACGATGCGCTGCGAGCCCAGATGATCTACGACCGAGCAATCAAGGCGAGCTTTAAGGCATACGAGGAGCTCTTAAGCGCAGGCGTCTGTAAAGAGCAGGCGCGCGCCTGTCTGCCTCTGTCGCTTATGAGCGAGTGTTATTGGTCTTGTAGCCTGCACGCGCTGATCCACTTTCTAAAGCTGAGGCTCGACCATCACGCGCAGCTCGAGATCAGGTGCTTTGCTGAGGCAGTACGCGAGTCGGTGTCAGCTGTAGAGGGTATGCCTAGACTCTTGAGCATCGCGCTTGCTTAACGCCACCCATTACCAGAGGAGCTCGCGCGACGATCAGGGCCGATCATGCGCACCGGCTTGCCGAACATCTGCGCGAGTCGGCTCTCGGCTGCTGTGTTGCGCTCGCATAGATCATCGAGGATCTGTTTAGGCACTAGGTTGCTCGTCATGAC